ATGGAAAAATGTTAATTCAATTTCCAAACTTAGAAAAAAACGAAGTTCTGTATAAAAACTACATAATGTTTAAACAAAAATTTGGTGCATTAGAACCAAGAATGGAGTTTTACACTAAGACAGAGCTAAAGTACATATTTGATGTCTTTAAGATGGACTATCAAATAATTGAAAAAGACTCAGACTTTTATGTGCTAGCAACTAAAAAGGAGGACATTAACATACAAGAGTACTATGTTAATGTGAGTAAATGGAAAGATTAGTAGTAGTAATCATGGGACAGGACTGTGAAAAGTTTATTAGAATGTGTTTAGAGAGTGTTAAAGAAGCTGATGCAATAGTTTACTGTGATGGTGGAAGCACTAATGAATTTAAATCATATTGGATAAGAGAGATAGTTAAAAAGAAAAACATGAAAAACATACATTGGATTGAAAATCTTTATAATCAAGAAGACAAGAAAATGAATGGCAAACAAAGAAACTTTTATCTTAATTATATAAAAGAAAACTATCCAGATTATTGGTGTTTGTGTATTGATGTTGATGAAGTAGTTGAAAACTTAAGTAAAGTAAAAGAGTTTATTCAAACAGCCAAGTATGGCTTAATATCTGTTAAAATGAGACACTTAGTCGGAGACTTATCACACGAAGACACAACTCAAGAAAATCATTGGGTACTAAACAGGCTATTTAAAATTAGTGAGGCAGATTGTTACCCAGAAACAGAGCATCCCGTTTTACAAGGAAAAGAAAGAGAACCAGTAATGGCCACCAATTGTACTACAATCTGGCACTTAGCTTACATTCCTGGAATGTTTGATATTAAAAAAAAGTATGAGAATCACATAAAAAAGAGTGAAATGCATAGTAAAGAGTTTTTAAGAGACTGGTACTTTCAGCACTTGTTTGGTTATTATCCAAGAAAAAGATTTAATTTAGGAGAATTACCTGAAATTATTTTAAATGAGTTTGGAACTAGTCAAGAAGAAATTTACTTTATTAGTAGAGGTAACATGGAAGTTAAACACTATCAAGATGCAATAAACTGGAAAAATCACTTTAATTTAAAAGATTGTATAATTTTCGGATGTGGACAAGGACAAAGAGTTAAAGTACTAAATGAAATTGGAGTAAAAACAGTTGGTTATGATGTTAATAAGTATGCAGTTGAAAAGAGATTACATGAAAATGTTAAGTTAGCAGACATGACAGTAGAAGACTTAGGACTAGGAAGTTATGATTTAGCAGTAGCCTTTGATGTACTAGAACACTTGAATTATGGTGAAGACTTAACTAAAGCAATAAATAACTTAATTAATCACACAAAAAAATATATTTTGATAAGTGTTCCAGTTATTGGAAATCCAGTACTAGAACTTGATGCTACTCATAAGATTAAAGAAACAGAGGAGTGGTGGCTAAAACAATTCACAGACAAAGGATTAAAAAGAATTGAAACACCTAATTATTTTTTATATAAAGAACAAGTGTATATATTTGAAAAATGAGAAAACTACACATTGGAAGTGGTAGAAAGTACAGAGAAGGTTACATAAACATAGACATTGATAACTTTTTTAAAGTAGATATTGTCAGAGACATTACAAAAGGACTACCTTTTGATGATAGCTCAGTTGATGAAATATTCACAGAACACTGTTTAGAGCATATTAGTCCTGACGACATTCACTTTGTGTTTAGAGAGATGCACAGAGTATGTAAACCAGGTGCAAAGATTGAAATAATAGTTCCAATAGGAGATGGTTTAACAAATTTTCCAGAACATAAAAGTCCTTGGAATGCTAAGAGTTGGATATTTTTTACTAGTTGGAACATTCCACATCAAACAGGATATAATTTCAAAGACGCAGGACACACAGTAAACAAAGTAGAAACTGAACTCGATGATGATAGAAAATACGGTGAAGAATTAAATTTTAAGTTAGAGGTAATAAAATGAAAGCAAAAAAAGATTTTATTCCTTTATATAGAAAAGGAGATAAATTCAAAATAATTAAAAAAAACAAAGAAACAGAGCTAATGCCAATTGAAGCTATGAGATTAAAAGATGGACAAGTCTATGGATTTGAGGAAGGTGAGCTAGAATGAATGTGTTAGTAGCAGGATTTTTTGACAGGTTACACCCTGGACACATTAAGTTCTTAAAAAAAGCAAGTAAGTTTGGAGACTTGTATGTAAATATTGGAAATGATAAAAACTTAAAACTTCAAAAAAACAAAAAACCATTATTCAATGAAGAAGAAAGAAAAGAAATGATAAACTCTTTGAAAGGTGTTTATTATGCAAAAGTCTCAAAAGAAATGGGAAAACTAGACTGGATTCCAATGATAGAAAAATATAAAATAGATGTGTTTATTACTAATGATGATGGTAATAGTGAACTTAAAAAGAAGACGTGTTTAGAATTAAATGTACCATACATGGTGTTAATGAAAAGAGACAAGGAGGACTGGAGTACAACCAAAATACAAAATGACTAACATGCCATACTCACTATGTTTAGCAGGTCCTGGACTAGACCAAGTTTACTTAAACTCACTAGTGCCTGGTTGGAACTTAACTTTAAGCATTCAACCAACTTATGATTTTTTAAAAAGAGCAGGAATGGCAACCTCAACAAGAGAGACTGCAATAAGATTATGGGAAAATTTACCAGAAGGTAATGATGTAGAATTAGCAAAACAATTATTTAAAGAAGAAAATCATGGCAGAACTAAATACATTTCAGGATTTCAAGATGCTTCTGGAATAATGTTACAAGGAGTTACAGCAAGCTGGTATGATAATTCCTTTATGCCTAAAAGAATAGTAAGATTACAAGAACCAGACATTTTAAGCTGGCTGGAAAAACACATAGAACTTTTTGAAGTAGGACAAAGAGCCAAAGACTTTAGCTTAGAAGAGTTTGCAGACTTTAATAAGTACTCAGCACAAAGACTAGCAGACTCAGCAAAAAACTCATTTAAAGCAATAAAAACTAAAAACTTAAGTTTACTAGGAAACTCATTAAATGAATCAAGAAAAGCATATCAAAGTGTGTTTCCAAACAGTATGCCAAGAATAGCTAGACAAATTGCAGAAAACTTAGAAGAAGAGTGTTATGGTTTAAAACCAAATGGAGCAGGTGGAGGAGGTTATTTCATTTGTGCAATAAAAGAATCAATAGGAGGAATACCAATTAAAGTAAGATAAAATGAGTTGTAAAATATGCAAAGGAGGACACAGAACTCAAGACCATGAGTCTTTTGAAAAGTTGAAAATGGAAAAAGAATTTAATTTAGATGATGAGATAAGTTGTGAAGAATTTAGAGAATTAATCCAAACAATAGCAGAAAACCAAAATGAGATGGCTAGAAAACTAACAAATGTTTGTCTTGCTGTTAAGGAGTTACAAAATGGAAAATGAATTTAAATTAAGTGAGAAAAGTTGGATTATTGGAAAAGAACATCACAGATTTTCTCATAAAGGAGAAGTATATGCTCAAGAGGATGTAAAAGAATTTATAAAGAAAGTATTAAAAGATTTAAACAAAAACCATGATAAAAAATGCGGTGTTTGTTATGCAATTCATATAATAAAAAAATATGCAGGAAAGAAACTTGTAGAAAATGGAAATAAAAATAACAGAAAATGAAGTTGAAGAAATTGCAAAAGGTTATCCAAATCCTATGCACATGATTCCTAGAGAATCTTTTGAAGAACAATTAAAAAATTATCTATGTAAATGTTTTGGAGTAGAATCAACAACTAAAATAAAAAAGAAGGAAAAATAAACTTGTGGAAAATGACATTAAACATACCAAATAAGGATGTTATCAGGAATAAACTATTGATAATACTATATTATCAGAAATTCGGACACCTCCCTCGCTGGACTTGTTCAACTTAAAATAGGTAAAAACCTATATACTCCAGTATAGATAAGTATATAAAGGATAATAACCTCTTATATACACGGAGGTAAAAAACAAAATGAAACCAATGAAAGCAAAACTAATAACTCCAAGCGGTTCATCTGAATTTGTTTGGGATGTTGGATTTACTTCGTTGTATTTGGATTTGGGCGAGAATGGGAAAAGACCTGAATTTAAATATAAAATCCAAAGTGACGGAAGAGTGTTCCTTTGCGATGAATCAACAGACGAAGTAATTAGAGAATTGAAATAATACTCACCTTCGGGTGAGGGGCTGTTCACCCGACAGCCCTTTTATAATCAAAAAAATGACAAGAAAAAACATTAAAGAATACACACAAATGCAGATAAAGAAATCTGTCTTAAAGAAGTTGAAGAATATGAAGATACATCCAATGCAATCATACAGCGAGGTTATAGAAAACTTATTGAAAGGTGCAACTAAACGGGAGGTGTCCAAACTCAAATGATAAATCATTTGCCCTACGGGTCTGATAATATGGGTTTAGAGGTTTCGGCTACGCCTACACCCAAATGTCCTACGGACACTTCTCCAAACTCTAATATTATGTTCAATTCTCCTTTGGAGAACTTAAAAAATAAATCATGGGAGGTTAAAAATGGAGACAATATTAGACATCAAAAAAGCTTTACAAGACATCCCAGATGAGCTTTTGGGAAGTTTGTGGTTTAGTTGTGGAGAAAACTGTGAAGACCAAATTAGTATGGTCGCATCAGAAGGGGATGGAAAATACGATTTTCCACAAGTATTTGGTTTAATAGATAGAGAACACCCACAACTAAACGAGTTTAACAAACTTGTGCAGAACATAGCAAGAGCTCAAGGAATATTAGATACTCAGGGCAAGAAATTGGAAGAAATATCAGAGAAGCTATGGGAATCAGAACCAATTACTTCAAGCTTTTTTGATGAGGGTAAGAAATGATTTATTTTTTATCCTAAAGGAGAACATAATATCGGTTAAAAGGGATTTCTTTGAGAAATCCCCATATTTTTTCCTAACGGAAAAAACATCTTTTAACTCCAATATATTAAATGGCTACACCCAAATTGTAAAAATGTCATATAAAAGTCAGCAGAATAAAAACACCCAACATTGTTCTGGGAACCATCCCAGTTACTTCGTTTTGACCAAAATAGGGGGAACTAGCTCTGCTGACATTTTTACAACTTCATTTAATATGCATTTAAACGAAAATCACAATAGTTTTTGTGATTTTCCCAAGTTGGTGCAACCACCCCTCACCACCCCTGCACCAACTTGTTTAAACGCTAATTTAAATCCAATTTGAGTTAAACCCCCCTGATTGAGTTAAGATGATAGAAAAAAATAAGATATACAATATGGATGCAATAGAATTTATGAAAGAGATAGATGACAATTCAGTTGATTTAATTATAATTGACCCTCCTTATAATATTGGAAAAGATGAATGGGATAAGATAAATAATTATTTAGAATGGTTTAAACTTATTTTACTTCAATTACAAAGAGTTCTTAAAAAAAACGGAAGTTTTTACTTTTTCCATAATGATTTTTTGACTATAACAAAGATACAAAATAGCATTGATTATGATGTAAGAATGGAATTTATTTTTAAACAGATGATTGTTTGGGAAAAGTTTGTTGGTAATAAACAGTATTATGGAAGAAACTTTTTAATGGGTTTCAATAATTCTAATAAGAGGAACTATCACCAAATGTGTGAATATTGTTTATTCTATGTTCTTCAAGAAGAAGATGGTAAAAATAATTATAATCCTATTAGGGATTATTTAAGAGAACAAAAAAAGAAATCCAGATTAACTAACAAAAAACTTAATAGATTGTTTAGTGAATATACTAATAAAGAAGGATGTATTGATAGAAGTGTTATAGAACATTATTTTGGAGATTCACAATGGATATTTCCAACAAAAGAAATTTATGAAAATATTTTACAAAAAACAGGTTTTTTTGATAAGCCATACAACGAATTAAAAAAAGAGTATTTAGAATTTAGATATACTTTTAATCCTCAAAAAGATACTTCTACTGTATGGTTATTCCCACCAGAAAAAAAGAAAGAGCATTTGACTCCAAAAAATCTGGATTTCATTAAGAAGATAATAAGGTTCAGTTCTAATATAGGGGATTTAGTATTAGATTGTTTTATGGGTTCGGGTACAACTGCTATCGCTTGTAAGCAATTAGGAAGAAATTTCATTGGATGCGATAACAATGAAGATTATGTAAAAATGGCAAATAAAAGATTAGCTCAAGAAAATCTTAACTCAATCACCACCCCCTTAACTCAAACTTCAAAATCAAAGATTTTGACTTTTCCTAAGGAAAAGGGATTTAATATGCGTTATCAGGAAAACTCTAACGAAGTTTCCCAAATGCCTAACGGCACTTCTGATAACGCTAATATTATATCGAATTTGAAAAAATGCCCACCCCCACGTTATGTTGGGGTGGGTGGAAGTTATGGAGTGTAAGATGAAGATAAGCGATAAACTCAGAAGTGAAATAGAAGATATTGTCATAGCAGAGATGATGGTCACAGCAAACAAGCCAAGCAACATAGAAGAAGGTATTAGGGTAGCTATTCAATTAACATTAAATGAGGTAGAGGAGTTGGAAAATGAAAAACAATGGGGTGATATCTGGGAGCAGTATTTAAATGAACACGATTATGTGAAGAAATAATTAACATGATAGGAATAATAATACCAGTAAAAAATGGAGGAGAAAACATAAAGCATGCCTTAAAAAGCTTAGTGTCTAGCACAAACTATCCAAATACAATTATAGTAATAGATGGAGGTTCAACTGATGGCACAAAAGAAGTGTTAGAAACATGGGAAAAACAGTTTGAACATATAAAAACTTTCAACATTAAAAGTAAAGGGCTAATAGACACAATTAATTATGGTATAAACAAAGCAAAAGAACTAGGATGTGAAGGTGTGTACTTAACTCAAGATGATGTTATTCACTTTAGATTGTTTAATAAAGACTGGTTGCAAATAATGGCAGAAATAAGTAATTTCAAAAATTGTGGACAAGTCATTTCAATAGGAGCAGGAGGAGTAAGTGGACCAAGTTACATTGATGGACTACACTGGGCAGGAACTTGGAGTACATACATACCAATGAGAGTTATTAATGAAGTTGGTTTATTTGATGAAAACTTTAATCCAGGATGTGGAGATGATATAGATTACTCTTACAGAGTACAAAAAGCAGGATTACTTATTTACATTGCAAACTTCTGGGTAGACCATCACAGACAAGGAAAACACTTAAATGAAGATAAAAAAATTATGGAAGCACACTCAAAATATTTTCGTATCAAGTGGAAGTTATAATGGTATTTAAAAAAGGCTATAAACAAACAGAAGAAAACAAGAGAAAGATTAGTGAAGCACATAAAGGTAAGTTTAAATCTAATGAATATGAAGCTATACATTATTGGATTAGAAATTATGGTCCTAAAATTGAAAAATGTGAGATATGTGGAGAAAAAAAGAAATTTTTAGAATGGGCTAATAAATCTCATAATTATAAAAGAGATTTAGATGATTGGATGTTTATTTGTAGAAGTTGTCATAAAAAATTTGACATTAGAGCAGGATTTATTAAACCAACTTTTAAGAAAGGATATATACCCTGGAATAAAGGAATAAAAGGAAAAATGCCCAAACAATGTGGTTTTCAAAAAGGAAATAAATATGGTGGAAAAAATAAAAAATGAAAGAAACATGCATCTTAATTAATGTAAGAGACAGACCTACTGAAATTGCACTTTTGTTACAAAGTTTAAGAACTCAGTCTTATCAAGATTTTGATATTTTTATTTTGGATGATATGAGTGGAACACCATTAAACAACTACCATTTTTTTAATTGCATTGTTACTAGACTTAGACTAGAAGGACACAAAGTACTCATTAAAAGAACTGATTTTGTTCATGGTGTAAGTCGTGCTAGACAAGCTATTGTAGACTGGGCAATAAAGGAAAACTATAAATACTTTGTAAGAGTTGATGATGATGTCATACTAGAACCCGACTACCTGAAGCGTTTGCACATAGTCATCTTAGGAGGCTATGATATTGCAAGCGGAGTCACTGTTGCTATGCAGGTACCGATTTTCAAGAGAAATCCTAGGTTTTTGGAAGGAGTAGTAAACAGAGTGGTTCTAGATGACAGGGGCGACTACGTTTGGAACGGAGATGATTGTGGTATGCAGTACACTGAATCAGTAATACTGCCTGCCCATCATTTTCGTAGTTGTGCAATGATTAAAAGAGAAGTGCACAAAAAAGTTAAGTACTATCCGACTAAGTTGTCACATCATGGATTTAGAGAGGAACAGATTTTTAGTTACAAAGCATTAATGAATGGATTTAAAATTGGAGTAGACACAGGAGCAGTAAACTTTCATCAACTAACACCAAGTGGAGGAGAACGTCCAACAACAAACATGACAGGATTTAATCAAGAACAATTTGAGATATTTACTAAAAAAAACAAAGAGGAACTTAGAAAACTGTTTCCAGATAAACAAATAAGCAAACAAGAGCTAATGAAAGAAACAAACAAGAGCTAATGAAAGAAACAAACTTAAAATGAATGTAATAGGAAACATATTTGACAGCAGTGGATATTCAATTCACACAAGAGAACTAGCCAACGCACTCAATAAATTAACAAAAGTAAGTTTAAAAACAAATTTAATTCCTGGATGGGAAAGATTAGTAAGCGACGAAGAGTTAGAAATGATTAAACGTGAACCAGATGATATTAATTTGATTATTACAAATCCTTTAAATTGGAGATTACACACAACAGCAAAAAGAAACTGGGTTTATTTGGTATGGGAAGGCGACAAAGTACCAGATTACTTTATTGAAGAGTGTTTAAATCCTGATATTGAGTACATTTTTGTGCCAAGCAAACACACAATTAGTGCAATTTTAATGACAAGTGAGCTAAAACTTGTAAAAAGAATTATACAAAAAATCAGCATCTTCACCATCTATAATCAAGACACTGAAAAAATACAAGAAAAATTAAAGCTAATTCCTCACGGAGTAGACTTAAATAAGTTTTATCCAATTAATAGTCCTGCAGGAAAGGGAGGTGAACCTGTGAAGGGCTCTCCCTCCCGATTTACATTCTTAGTAAATAAAGGATTCAGACACTTAGAAGACAGAGGAGGAACTCAATACGCAATTAAGGCTTTTATTGAAGAGTTTAAAAATGAAGATGTAAAACTATTAATTAAAATAAATCCAGCTTATGGAGTACCAGATTTACAAAAAATATTAAAAGAATTAGGTTATACAGGAGATAAGATTATATTTGACTTTAATCATTATGATTATAATGATTTAGTTAAACTTTATAATAAGTGTGAAGTGTTTGTAGCACCCACTCGAGCAGAAGCTTTTGGATTGCCAATGATAGAAGCAATGGCATGTGGGTTGCCAGTAATTACTACAGACTTTGGAGGCCAAACAGACTTTTGTACTAACAAAACAGGCTGGTTAATACCTGGAAAATTAACAGAAGTAAAACATGAGCTACAGTATGAGGGAATAAACTGGCTCACACCAGACATAAAAAAGTTAAGAGAAGCTATGAGAGTAGCTTACAGTAAAGACTTAACAAAACTTAAAGAAAACGCACTTAAAACAGCAAAACAATACACCTGGGAAAACACAGCAAAAAAAATAATTAGTTTAATATGATATGGATTGATGAGGACTGGAACAAGTGTAAAAAGTGTGGTAACTTAATGGAGATTGAAAAGATTAATGAAAGCTGGGTTATGTATTGTAAAAAGTGTAAGAAACACAAAGCATGTAATTCAGTATAAAAACATTTAAATACTCTAATGAGTTTAATTAATTAATTAAAAAATGGGTAAGCGACTAACAAACGAAAGCGAACGAATCCAACAGAAGTCTATTGGATTTAGAAACAGACAAATGAGATTTATTTACGCTAATCCAGAATTTAAACCAGATGAGTTTTGTAGAATAGTAATTGATGAGCAAATTAAATTAAGTGGACAAACCCAGTACTTAGAAAATGAGGAGGCAGAATGAAATTTTATCAGTGGTGTTTATCTGTAGTAACAATAATACAAGCAGTTTTATGGACAGTAGTTCTCACACTACTTCCTTTATGGTTAATTAAATTACTTGTAATAAGTTTACTATGAGACAGCTAAATTCTGAGGAAAAAGAACTAACTGAAAAGGGAATAGAGAGGTTAAAAAAAGAAGTAAAAGAGCTTGAAGAAAACTTAGAGTATAACATTGCCTTAAAGTTTAAGGAAGACTACTTAAGAAAGTTTGATGATAAGTGGCGAGAAGTACTAAGAAACAGAAAAGACAGAGAAGACAATAAAATACTAAAGTTAATGGAAACAGAAATTAAAGAAAAAAAGAAGTCTATTAAAGAAATGGAAAAACACATTTCAGAGGGTGTAGAAGAAAAGAAACCCTTAGGAGTAGGTTAAAAAATAAATTAAAATGGAGGTAAAAGATGAACCCAATAGTACGAAAGCAAACAGAAGCTGAGAAAGACATGACCCCTGACGCAGATGGTAATACCCCAGGATTTATTTCTATAATAAATAATCCTAAAACAGCTCAGTCTGAGTTTAATAAACAGTTAATTAAAGAGCAAAAGAAAGTAGGTAACACTAAACCCTTTGCAGACCAAGTAGCTAGAGCAGACTTTGATGACCACTACAGACTAGAAGCACAAAAGTCTATGAGAAAAAACGGTTTTGTTAAAGCAGAAGAAATCAAGCCATTAAAAATGGACTGGAGCAAGTACAGTGACTTAAAGAACTTTGAGTTGTTAGAAGAAAAAGAGACTCCAGACGCTGGACTAACAAGTCGATACAAAGTACCAGTGTTCTTAAAGACTAAGATATACAAGTTTAAGGGATTTAGTAAAAAGTACAGACTCATGGAAGATGGTGCACAGGCTTTACAAAGAGCTTTAAAAGAATAATCATTACAATATATATATTTTATAATATATATATTTTATAATATATATACAAAAGTATACAATGGCAAAGATAAACATGAGTAAGTTTACTAAAGCAGTAGAAAACTCAGGAGGAATTATGTCAACTATTGCTACTAGGTTAAGAGTTACTAGAAGAGGATTATATCAATGGGTTGAAAAACATCCCGAAGCTACTGAGTTAATAAAAGAAGAGTCTGAGAAAATACTAGACTTTGCAGAGAACAAGTTACTAGACATAGTTGCTGGAGATACAAAGGACTCAACTACACTTGGTGCAACTAAGTACTTACTGTCTACTAAGGGAAAGTCTAGAGGTTACGTAGAGCAAAAAGACATTAAAACAGAACACTCTGGAAGCATTGGTGTAACTGAAATAAAAGTGGTGATGGCAAATGAAGACGACATTTCATCTAACGAAAAAACAGACGATAGCTTACAAGAAGCTAACTGATGATGTTTCTACAGAGATTGGCTATGGAGGAGGAGCAGGTGGTGGTAAGAGTTTTATAGGATGTTTTTGGATACTGTCTCAAGCACTAGCTTATCCAGGCACAGCATGGTTAATTGGCAGACGAGAGTTAACTAATCTTAAGAAGACCACTTTACTAAGCTTCTTTAAAGTGTTACAGGTAATGAAAATAAACCCTAACAATATTTTTACACTGAACTCTCAAACAAATATAATTCAATTTTTTAATGGAAGCAAGATATTCTTAATGGACATGTCATATCAACCAAGTGACCCACTTTACACAAGATTTGGTGGCTTAGAGTTAACAGGTGCGTTTATTGATGAAAGCAATGAAAATGAGTTACAGTCAATCGAGATTATTAAAACAAGACTAGGAAGAGGTAAAAACAAAGAGTATAATTTATTACCTAAGCTCTTAGAAACCTTTAATCCAAGTAAAAACCATGTTTATCACAGGTATTACAAACCCTTTAAAGACAACAAACTGCCTAAACACGTAGTTTTTATTACTGCGTTAGCAATAGACAACACTTACTTAGACCCAAGTTACATAGAACAACTAAAAAACGCAGACAGAGTTACTAAAGAACGTTTACTTTATGGTAACTTTGAGTACGACGATGACCCAAGTAAATTATTTGAGTACGATAAAATAATTGATGTTTTTACAAACGAGTACTTACACTCACCAAAAGAACAAAAATACATTTCTTGTGACGTAGCTAGATTTGGATTGGATAAGACTGTAATTGTTGTTTGGCAAGGGCTATTAATAACAGAAATTAAAGTAATGCCTAAGAGCTCAGTTAAGGAAGTAGTGAGCATCATTAATGAGTTGTCTAAGAAGCATAGCATTCCAAACAGCAACATAGTAATTGATGAAGATGGTGTTGGTGGTGGAGTAGTAGATTTTTTACCAAATGTAAAGGGATTTGTCAATAACTCAACACCAATTGAGTCAGTTTACTCAAAGAAAACACACAATTACAGAAACTTAAAAACACAGTGTTACTTCAAGCTAGCCGAGTACATTAATCAAGGTAAAATATGTTATCAGAATGCTCCGAGTGAGTTCAAGGACATGATTATAGCAGACTTAGAGCAAATCGCACAAAAAGACATTGACAAAGATGGAAAAATAGAGTTAGTACCAAAAGAGGAAGTAAAAGAGAAACTAGGCAGAAGTACAGACTTTTCAGATGCAATAATGATGCGGATGTTCTTTGAGTTAAAAAGCCATTATACGCCTTATGTAGCATAGAAACATTTAAATACTATAATTAATTAATTAAATTAAGACCTACAGTGATGATAAAAGTAATCAAATAATGACTCGTCTAGTAATTAAATTATAGGAGAACACAAATGGAATACACTGAAATTAAAATTCAGGACATTAAAGTTATTGAAAACATTTGTCAAAAAGAGTCTAAAGTAGACTTAGCTGAGTTGATGGATAGTATCAAACAGAATGGTTTACTACAAGCAATTGGCGTTAAGAAAAACAATGGAGACTACACACTAATTTGGGGTTATCGAAGACTTAAAGCCTGTGAGAAGCTTGGTTGGAGAACAATCCCTGTTAGATTATTTTTAGAAGATGAAGATGAAATTTCAGAAGAAGACTTTCTTATTTTAAATGCAACTGAAAACATTCAACGAAAAACTATTAACTTAATGGAAATAGGTAGAATTTGTTCTTACTTAATGAAAAAAGGACTAACCCAATCTGAAGTAGCAACTAGACTATCAATGCCTAAGAACAGAGTTAGGATGGCAATTGATGAGTGGTACAGAGTTCCTACTAAGTACAAAGAAAAAATTAAGGTTATGGATAACAAAGACATTAAAAACAAAAAAGGAAACATTGGAGTAAATGTTGCAAGTTCAATAGTTCGATTAAGAAACGTTAATCAAGAGGAAAGAAACTTGATTTTTGATTGGGCTATTGCAAACGAGAAAACAACTGAAGAGATATACACTCTCAAACAATTACTATCTGTTGGATTTAACGTAAAAAAAGCAATTGCTGAAATGGAAAACTGGAAGCCATTGAATTGTAAGATTGTTGCTAATAAGTTTATTTATGATAAAGTGTTTGCAAGCAATGACTTTAAAAACAATCAACAACTAGTAACAGATTCATTAAACAAACTTTATCCTGGATTGATTTTTGAAAAGAATTAATCTTATTTTTTTATTTTTTTATTTTTTTATTTTTTTGGTATATACCTATTTACTTAAAGTATATAAATCTGATTAGATTAATCAATTTATGGTAAAGAAACAAAAGCTGGTGAAGGGTTACATTGCTTTAAGTGAAGAGGAAAAAAACAAAGCAATTGCTGAGTCTTTTAAAGGACAAGTCTTAGATGTTGAAGTTAAGTTTCCTAAAGAGCTAGGTGCAGAACATCCTTTTAGATTTGAAGACATGGAGAAGTCTTTTAAGAAAATTGGACTAGTAAATGGAATTGTTAATAAGATTAAGAATGCTATTGTAGGAGACTTCTCAGTTAAAGTAGAAAACCCAAACATTCAAGCTTTTTTAGATGACTTTGTACACACAACAAACTTTGCTAGCGTTTTAAGAGAGTGGATTAAAGAAGCACTACTTAAAGGAAACGGGTTCATTGAGATTGACTTAACAGAAAACAAGATTAGAGTTCTTAATGCAAATGACATGTATGTTAAGCGAAATAAAAAAGGAAAAGTAATTGAGTACAATCAGTGGCAAGGACTAACTTTTAGAAATTTTAGAAAAGACGCAAAACAACTAATTAATTTTAAACCAAATCAAATAGCACACCTAAAGATTAATAAGATTTCTAATGGACCTTATGGAATGGGTATGATTTATCCAAATGAGAGAGTAATTACTAATCAAGTAAAGATGGAGCAATCACTTGAAAAGTTAATGGAAAGAAAAGCAGGCATGCCAATTCACGTTAAGTTAGGAGAACCAGGACAATCAGTGCAAAAAGAAGACATAGACTCAATGAGTGCTTTACTACAGTTCATGCATAACAAAACAGAGTGGGTAACTGATGCTAACGCAGAAATGAATTTAATTGACTTTAAAGGAATCGAACAATCAAGTGTTAAAGCACTAGAACACAACATAGAAATACTTTCAACAGGTACAAACATTCCAGTAGTTTTACTAGGTAAAGCAAATATTGCTGAGGGATTAGCAAAAGCACAACAAGAGGACTTTCAAAGATTTATTAAAGCAATTCAACAAGAAATAGAGAGTATAGTTGAAGAACAAGTATTTAAACCACTCTTACTAAATCAAAAGTTTCCAGACTTTAAAGCAGAAGGACTAGATAAAAAAGCAGTAGGTGGAAGTGAAAGAATAGAGTTTGAGTGGAATCTTCCAGGAGAAGATGAAATTAATAAACGTATCGAAAAGGTTACTAGTTTGCTTGCTAATTTTAATATTACAGAGAACATGAAGAGAATGCTACAGTTAGAACTAGCTAAATTATTAGACTTGCAAGATGCAGATAAGTTCTTAATGGAACCAGAAGCAGGACTAGACGAAGCAGAAAAACAAAAAGATGATGAGTTTAGAAATGCTAGTTTAGAGAAAACTAAACAACCAAAACCTAGTGAATCAGCAGAAGCAAAAAAAGAAAAGAAAATAAAACAACCAGAAACACCAGGAGCAAAACCAAATGCTAATGCTAAAACTAAAACTACTAAAATGAAAGGCTGTGGCTGTGGTCAACAATTAACAGAAGCAGAAACAAGTAAAATGACCATTAAAGAGTGGTGTGATTTACAAGAAATTGATGGATTTAATTACTCTGACTACTTAGTAAGAATCTTAAGGAGACTAAAAATTGATAAGTTTGAACAGTTAGCTGCTTTAACAGAGCAACAACTAGCTGATGGACTACTTGATAAAAGAGACATTAACAAACTAAGAATAATCTTAAAAAATGGTTTTAAAAAGAACCGAACAATGAATGAGATTGAAACAGAAATTAAAACAAATATCAATTTAAAAGACAGATTAAAAGATGGGAAAGTCACTTTAGTTGCTAGTGCTCGACCAAATACAATTGCTAGAACAGAAGTGACTAGAATAGCAAACTTAGGGTTACTAGATACTTATAAAGATAATGGGATTGAACAAGTTAGATTCTTAGCATCTCTTTCTGAAAGAACATGTCCTCAATGTGAGGCTTTAAATGGTCAAGTTTTTGAAATAAATGAAAGTCAAAAGATTATACCAGTACATGGGAACTGCAGATGTACTTGGTTAAGTGTAGTATGATGCAAATAACAAGCGATAACAGACCAAAGTGTGAAAAGTGTGGTGATTTTGCACTAACTCAATTTAATGGACATTGGGTTTGTGGACCTTGTTTTGCTAAGATTCATCAAAAAATAAAAGAACACAATGAAAAGTTTTTTTTAGAGGGATAAAAATGCCATGTGGAAAAAAAAGACCAAGACCAAAGTAAGATGCCATATAAAGATTTAGAAAAAAAACAAGAGAATGCTAGATTATATAGAATTAAAAATAGAGAAAAACTTAAAAATTATTATCAAAAAAATAAAGAGAGATTTAAAGAGTTAAACAAGAAAAATCATTTAAAAAATAGAGAAGAAAGGTTAAAAAAAATGAGAGAATATAGAGAAAAAAATAAAGATAAATTAAGATTAATATATAAAATTAAAGCTAGAAAATATAGAAAGTTAAATAAACAACAAATAAGAGCTCAAAGATTAGCACAAAAAGTACCTTTAAAGAGTTATTGTGAAATCTGTGGAGATACAAATAAATTACAAAGGCATCATTGGAGATATGATAAACCATTAATGGTTAATACGTTATGTGGATATTGTCACAATATACAACATTTTCCAATGCCTAAGGAGTTACTTTGCCAATAATAACAGACCCAGTTACTCAACAACGAGTACTAAGAATGGAGAATAGTGGAGACATCACTTATGACTTAGACGTAAACACTGGTAGTGCTATTGCAATGGAGACTGTTCCTGTAATTGGACCATGGAAAGATTACACTGGTTCAGACTTAACAATTAACTCAAAGAATCAACAAATGTTTGGAGGAGTAGAAAATCAGTTTGATGGCACTGTTGCCGGAGTACAAAGCAATGAGAATCTAGACAGACTAAACATAGTAGGTGAATCAGCTAGTACTACTAGACGGAGGATTATTAAAAAATACAATGCCAGTTGAAACAATTGATGACAAGGAACTAAAAATAACCTTAAACACTAACGACCAAGATACTTTTAGTTTTCCAATAAAAGGAGTACTTGATAGTGTAATAATCAATACAAACAATAAAGCTCAGCTAATAATTCAAAGTGAGTTAGGTTATGATATTCTAGTAAGACCAGAGATAGAGGGAATAAATTACTTAGTACCAAGAGCTAGAACAACAACAGCCATCGAAGACTTAAAAGACTTTCCTAGCTTTGAACCATTTAACTTAAATGAGAGAGTAGGAATAATAATTATTGGTCCTCCTAATACAATTATTAGTTTTATTTTTAGGTTAAAATAATTTCTTTAAGTATATACTATTCTATTTAAAATTTAAATACTCTAAAGTAATTAAATTACTAGGGTAGCGATGATTAAAAAATGGAATTAAATTTAAATTATCAAGTAGATATTCAAGAAAGTGGTTTTATGAATGGTGAGTTTATTATTGCTGGAACAGCAATAAGTTCTACTGTTACTTCTAACAATCATAAGTTTCTTAGTGAAGAGCTACAAAAATCAGCTAGTACACTAAAAGGAGTACCATTACTTAAAGACCATGAAAACACAATAAACAGCATTATGGGCAGAGTACTATCTGGAACTTTTAATGAAGCAGAAGAAAAAGTAGAATTCAGAGCAAAAGTAATGGATGAAAAAAGTAAAGAGCTAATAAAACAAGGACTTCTTAACACTGTTTCTGTGGGTGCTGTAGTTGAAGACATAGAAGAAGCAGATGATGGATTATTTATTCCAAGAGGAATTACATTTAAAGAGCTAAGTTTAGTTGCTGTGCCTGCAGATGATGCAGCAACATTTCAAATAGCATTAAAAGAAGCATACAAAGTAAAAACAAATGAAAACTCACATTTAATTAATAAAATGGAGGTTAAAATGACGGAAGAAGAAACGCAAACAAGCGAAGAAACACCAGAAGCTCCTGCTGAAGAACCAGCAGAACCTGAATCGGTTCCAGAAGCTGAACCAGAAAAGTCAGAACCAGAATCTGAACCAGAATCAGAACCTGAAAAAGAAGCTGAACCTGTTACTGAAGAGAAAGTAAAGTCATGGGTAATAGATGCTATTAAGTCTTTGAAGGAATCTGATGCTGATGAAGTTCCAACGGAACAACCTGCAAAGGAAGAACCTAAGGAAGAAGAGTCTGAACCTGAAGAAACTGAAGAAACTGAAGAAGCTAAAGAAACTGAAGAAGGTTATAAGATTGAGTCATCACATGGTACTATTCGAGGCGGTTCATTCACGTTAGTTAGATAATGGCAATAAGCATGACAGCTAGTCCAAGTGGAGCACAAGTTATAGGTGATGGAGGAAATCCAAGAATCTTTACTGGTGTAGCTACTGGAAGTGTTTTAGCAGGTATGTTGGTTGTGTCTAATGCAGCAACAACTGCTCAGAAAGTGGGTAGTGTTACTAGCACATATGCACCAGCAGACATTGAAATACTACCAGTTAAAGACAGCAGACATTGTAATGGAATTGCTGTGCAAACTGTAACAAGTGGTACTACTAAATATGTACCTATTGCAACAAGAGGAACTTATCTTCTTAGAGCAGCAGGTGTTATATCAGGTGGACAAACACTAATTGCAGTAAGTGGAACAGCACAAGGTGTTGCAGGTGTTGACCCTACAATCACAGTAACTAGTGGAACAGTAAGTTCAACTGGAACATATCCAGCAGAAGCACACATTGGAAGAGCTAAAACTAACAGTGCGAGTGGAACTAATTTGTATGTTCTTGCGGACGTAAATCTATAATGGCATTTGAAAAAATATCAGAGTACATTAGTACAGAAGATGGAACCGAAGGAACAAAATTAATTCCTAAGTTGATAATGCCTACTCTTATTGAAGAAGTGGATAAAACACTTATTCCTAGAGAGATGGCCGCTATGGTTTTTAATCCAACACAGATTCAAGGGTCTAGTTTTACAGTAAATCTAGAAACTGAAAACTCTTTAAACGATTTAACAATTGTTGCAGAGGGTGCAGAAATACCTTTGGATAGTCTTAGTTTTTCTACAGTAACTTTTACTCCGAAAAAGTATGGAGTTGCAGTTAGAATTACAAGAGAGATGATGGAAGACAGCCAGTTTGAGTTATTACAACGTAATATCCGTGCAATCGGTAAACAATTTGCTGAGAACGAAACAAATTTAATTTGTGCAGCTCTCGATGGTGCTGGTGCAACCACTGCTGGTGGAGCAGCTATCACTATTGCAAACATAACTGAATCAATGTATGATGTTGAAGAAAACGATTACACACCAACAGATTATTTGGTAGGTAACGAACAAGTTCAAGACTTAAGAAACATTGATACTTTTGTAGAAGCAAACAAAGCAGGTAATACTGATATGTTACAAAGAGGTTTTATTGGAACTATCTACGGTCTTAATGTTGCAAGATATTCTTCAAATGCAGGTGCTAGTTGTGTAGCAACTAGTGGTTATATATTTGATAGAAGTCAGGCATACGCAATTGCAATTAAAAGAGACTTAACAGTAGAGAACTTTGATTTACCAACTTACGACATGCAAGGAGCTGCAATTACTCAAAGAATAGATGTTCAACTTTTAAGAAGCAACGCTGTTTCAAAGATTACATCAAGTTAAATCTAGAAAAGTTAGATTTCTTTTTATTTTTTTATTTTTTTTATTTAAAAAATCACTAATTAAATCAACGAGGAGGAAAAATGGCAGTTGGAGCAACAGGAGATAGAGTAATAGGAACAGTAGCTGGTCTAAAGAAAGGACTAAAAGGTTCAACAGGAGACGAACTACAAGTTCCTAATAAGCTTATATATATAGCAGACGCTGACCCAAATGGTGTAGTTACATCAACAACTGGAAGTGATATCATATTTGATGTTGTCAATGGTTATCTTTACATAGGTGATATTGATAATGGTGTTGGTGGAAGTTCGTGGATAAGTATAGGCTCACAATCAAATCCATAAGCCAGTCCCCCAAAATGGCAGCAAGTGAAAAATTTGTTAACATTTCTGGAACGACCGGAGCGTTTGCTGGCAGTCATGCTGTGACTGTAGCTATGTTGGTTGGGATTAGTGGAACTGATTTTATACCTATTCAAGTAACTGGAGATGGATATTTATTAACATCGGGAGTTAATTAATGGCACTCAGCACAATAGGAAGTATAGCAACGTTTATAGTAGAAAACTTAACTGTACTAGCAGGTGTAAGTGGTAACATGGTTGAGATTGTAGATATGTCAAGACAACATGTTGCTAATTTTGTTGGCGAAGACATTGGTTCTAATTCTATTGATTCAAAATTTCAGCCAGCTATTGTAGACTTTGCAAATGCACAAACTTTAGACATGGTTAATGCAGAAGCAGGTGGAGCAGACTTAAAGTTAGCTGAGCTAAGTATTAATCAAACAGGACAAGATTTATCTTCAAAACAACTCAGAATGATGGGAGAAATGAAGTTAAATGCTATTGGACGTAAAGCACGTTTCAGTAGGAGTCTAAGTTGAGCATAAAAGATAGTTTACAAACAGGATTCAATCAGTTAATTAGTAGAGCTGGAAAACCTATTGGTATTACTTATTATAGTTTAACAGTGGGCTCTGTATGGGACGACGAGGTTGTTTTAGCTAAAAGCGGCAATACACTGTGGACAAGTGGAATAGTCTTACCAGTTGGCCAAGCAGACAGTGTTTTAGTAGAACAAGGAAAACTATCTGATTCTGACCAAAGACTTTATGTTAATGGTTCTTTAAGTTTTGTTGGTTCTGAAATGCAAGTAGAAATACAGTTAGGTAGTACAACAACAACTGACCAGATTTTTACTAAAATACCAGGAGGAACAAACCCAGAAGTTGAAGACCAAAGAATATATCGTAAGATATATATTAGAAGACTAACTACTGGTTCTTTAAGTTTTAGATAGACTTAATAAAATGGTTAAGGTTATTAGTTCGAGAGGAGGTTTTGTACAAGTTGAGGTTAAAGGAGTTGCTGCAGCAGCAGCTTTTATAAGAAAAAAAGGACATGACATTAAAGATGGTTCAGACGCTGGAGTGTTTCAAGCTGCTAACTTTGTACAACAAGAAGTGCAAGAAAGCATTATTGGTAGAAGAGCTGAGCCTAAGAGTGTAGATACTGGAAGATTAGGGAATTCTATTATAGTTGAGAAAATTAAAGATGAAGAGTACAAAATTCTTCCAGAAAAACAATTTTATCCAGGAACAAACACAACCACTCAACAAGTAGCAACTATTTTAGAGTTTGGTACTAGTAAAATATTTCCAAGAAGACACTTTGGAAACACAGAAAAAAGAACTAAAGAACCAGTTAGAAAAATTATAGACAAAGAGATTGATTTAGCAATTAAAAGACAATTAGCAAAGTTTAAAAAAACGATTTTCTAATTAAATTTAGTATATACTATTTTGATTAAAATATATAAACAATTACTGTTTAATTACTATGTAGTAAGCGAGCTACAAGGAAGTCAAAGCGATGGCAGTAAAATATGAATACTATGAAGTAGATGATGATACCAGTTCTATAATTCAAGGAGCTAATTGGAGAGCTATGACTTTTACATTAGGCACAACAGGAACTGACGTTGATTTTAACTTGTCTTTTCTTAACTTAAAAGTACTTAGAAGTGGAAGTCCAGGGACAGTAACTGTGAGCATAAGAAACGTAGATTCAAACAATAAACCAACAGGTAATGATTTGTCTACAGGAACAATAGATGGTGATGCATTAACAACAACAGCTGAATGGCAAACCGTTTCTATGAGTTCAGTAAGATTATTAGCTTCTACTCAGTATGCTATAGTTGTTAGAGCACCAGATGGTGACACAGACAATACTCTTTTATGGAGATATGATAATAATGATGGAGCTTATACAGGTGGTGACAGAAATCACTCAGCTGATTCTGGAGCTTCTTGGACTATAGCATCAGACGATGATATGTTGTTTGAGGTGTGGGGAGTAGCAACTTTATCTGTGTCAACTTTTGTAAGAGATGTGTTGTTTTTTATTAAAGATGATTTACTAGGCAATGTTACAGACCCTATTTCAGCAAAAAGAGGCAATAGCTCAAAGTTTGTTATGACTAGTTTTCCTGAAAGAGAAGTGAAATATCCATTAATTACTATCAAAATGACTAATCAAGAAGCTACAAGAGCAGGTATGCAAACCACAGCAATGGATGTGGTTATTACTCTTGAAATAAGAATATGGGCAAGAAATCAAAAAGAAAAAGACGAGTTATTTACAGATGTTTATGATAGACTAAGAAACATACAGTTTACAGACAGTGGAAGCATAGACAATAATTTACATGACTTTCAATTATTAAGTGCAGTAGAAGTAGACGAAGAAGGGGAAAAAGGAATTAAATCAAGAATAGGACAATTTCAATACAAGTTTTTTAATGTAACATGATGGGATATAATAAAAAAGGAGAGACTAGAAATACAGGAAGAACTCATTTCAAAAAAGGAATGATACCATGGAATAAAGGAAAAATTTTAGTTGAAAATCCAAAAGGAAGAAATCCAAATAGGTATAGAAGAATAATTGTAGAAAATTCTAAATGTGAAAAATGTAATCAAATTAAAGATAAGTTATTAGTTCATCATAAAGATAAAAATATTCATAATAATCATCCTAAAAATCTTAGCATATTATGTTATTCATGTCATAATTCATTACATCAAGTAGGAAATAAAAATAAGTATTGGGGTAAAAATGTTCATTTAAACAATCAGGAGGTTAAACAAATGAATAAACATAAATAAAATGTGTGCTAGATATATAGCAGACCAAAACAAAGTACTAGGTGTTTATGAGAGTGGAACTTATGGAACTGTTAAAGACTCAGGTAGTACGTTCTGGATTGGACAAGTAACAGAAAACTCTATTGATGATGCTGAAAACAAGTTAGAGAACAGATACTTAGGAACAGCAACAAGAAACTATGACTTACTTGAACAAGGACCAAGAGATGTTACAGGAACACTAACTTATCACCCAACTGACATGAGATTAGTCTTATGGGCAATTGGTAGTGTGAATGAAGTAGCGGGTGCAGGTAGTTCTGTACACTTTGCAACAGAGATTAATTCAGATGTATGGCAAAGTCCATTTGTTAGTGGAACAGGACAACTAAGTGCACCAATTAGTTTTACACTTGAAGACTCAAAGCAATCGCCAGGAACTGGTAGAAATTTCATTAGGACTGTTGCAGGGGTTGTACCAAATGTTACAACTATAACAGCTTCTCGAGGAGAAAAAGTCCAAGTAACTATGGACTATGTAGGACAAACTTTGACAGCTAGTTCAGGAACAACAAGCAGTGTAACAGAACCAACTCAAAGACCTTATCTTTGGAGTGATTGTAGTTTAACAATGGGTGGGAGTACAATTGAAACTGCAAATGAAGTAAGCTTAGAAATTAATCAAAACATTGAAGCGCCACACTACTTAAATGGAAGTAGAGACATTAGTGTACCATTTGCACAGAACAGAGATTATACACTAAACGTAACTATGGACTTAGATGGTGAAGATGCTGATTTTTTGTATAATTCTTTTTACAAGTCTAATACAGCATTTAATTCAGTGTTTGACTTAAATGCAGATTCAACAGGTTCTCAACATGTAGTTTTTACTATGAGTGGATGTAAGATTACGTCTATGGAAAATCCAAGTACAAACGAAGGAGTAGTAGAATCCACTATTGAAGTTAGACCACAGTCTTTAAGTGGAAGTGTTTGGGATACAGGAAGTGCATATAATCCTTTTTAATTTTTTAATTAAATAAAAAGGAGGTAAAATGGAAAAGAAAGTAATTGTTGGAGACAAAGAGCACACCATCAAAGAAATCAAGTACAAAGATGCAGTTAAACTTAGTGAAATCTCTAAAGAAGAAGCAGCTAAACAAATGATAATCTTAGGTACAGACATGACTGAAGAAGAGTACGACAAATTATCAATAAAAGATGGCGTAGAACTACAACAAGCTATCAATGATGTTAATGGTTTAACAGATTTTCAACAACCTCTCAAGTAATGAACGAGCTAGCCATTTGTAAAGAGTTTAAGTGGACACTTGATTATGTTCGTAATCTAAGTGTAAAAGACTTCAATGATGTGGTTAGATTTATGAAAAAAAGAGAGGCAGAGTTTAAAAAAGCACAGCGTCAAGCTAAACAAGTAAAAAGATAATGGTTTTTGGAAATACAATTGAAATAGTAATTAAAGCAAGAGATGAGTTTAGTAAAACACTTGATAGAGCTAATGTCTCTTTAAATGACTTTACAAGAACTGCAAAAGTAGCAGGAGCAGCAATAACTGGTTTTGGAATAGCAGGAGCATTTGCAATTAAAAGTGTAGTTCAACAAGCAGGAAAGTTTGAGCAAACCAAAACTGCATTTACTACCATGCTTGGAAGTGAAAAAGAAGCTCTTGAAACATTAAAAGAGTTAACAGATTTTGCAGCTAAAACGCCTTTCACAATCACAGGAGTAGAACAAAACGCTAAACAGCTACTAGCTATGGGCATAGAAGTAGAAAACATAATCCCCACTTTAAATGCTTTAGGTAATGTTGCTTCTGGTTTGAGTGTACCTTTAGAACAAATAGCTTTTAATTTTGGACAAGTTAAAGCACAAGGAAAGCTAACAGGAGTTGAATTGAGAGACTTTGCAAGAGCAGGTGTGCCTTTAATTGCAGAGCTAGCTAAGAACTTAAATGTAACAGAAGCAGAAATCAAAGAAATGGTTTCAGAAGGAGCAATAGGATTTGATGACGTAGAGAAAGCATTTATGACAATGTCTGGTGAAGGTGGTAAGTTCTTTGATTTAATGAAAAAACAAAGCAAAACTTTTTTAGGACAAGTAAGTAATATTCAAGACAGTTTAATTAAAATATCAAGAGTTATGGGTGAAGTGTTGTTGCCAATAGCTAAAAAAGTAGCAATTGGACTACAAGAGCTAATAGGTTTTATGGAACAACACCCAACTATTTCAAGAGTAGCAATTGTGTTAATAGCAGTGAGTACTGCTTTAGCTTTAATAATTGGACCTTTATTAATTTTAATAGGGTTTTTACCTGCTTTAATTACTGGGTTTAGTATTTTAATAGGAGTTATAACAGCGTTTGCTACTCCAATACTAATAGCAATTGGTGTAATTGCAGCCTTAATTGCAATAGGGGTCTTATTATGGAAAAATTTAGATTTAATTAAAGAAAAAGGAGCAGCTTTATTAAACTTTTTAAAAAAATGGTTTGCACCTCAAATTATTGCTTTTAGGATACTATTAAAATTATTTGGTTTAATGTGGGATTTTATTTGGAAAACTTACATTCAGCCATGGTGGAGTAAAATGAAAGACTTAATAAGCTGGATAAAAAGTGTAGCTTTACCAATAATAAAAAACATTTTGTCAACAGTAGGTAGTGTGATTGGAAAAATAGCAGAAACAAGACAAGATGTAGCAAATAGAATGGCCAAAGCAGCAGGAGTCAAGCAAGTAGGTGATTTTATACTAAGACCAAATGGACAGTTAATTGAAACAAGCCCTAATGACACAATAATAGGCACTAAAAATCCAGCAATGGGAATGATTATAAACATTAATGGACCGATTCAAGGAGTAGACGCAGAAGACATAAGCAAAGCATTATCAGATGAGTTAAATAATAAGGTGAGTTTATGACTATCAGAACAAAAGTAGAGGTAAATGGAACAGAACACAGTGACTTTCAAAACATGAAAATTAGCAAAACCATGTCTGAGTTCAATGCTAGTAGTAATTACATAATTAAATATGATAATCCTTTTGGAAGACACAATGATGATTTTACTGTTGGAGATACTATAGAAGTCTTTGCAGACCAAGACGCTGCTCCTGCTACTACTTTATTAAAAGGAATCATAGAAAGAATCAAATTTGAAGGAAAAGGAACAACTCAAACAGTTACTTTAATTGGTAGAGACTTTACTGCAAGACTAAAAGACTCAACAGTTCAACCAGCTGTTTACACAGACAGTGAAGTAAGCACAATAGTAACAGACATAGTAAACAACAATGTACCAGACGTAACTGTGAATAATGTTGATGTTACTGAAACAACTTTAGACAGAATAGCTTTTAATCACAATAGCATGTTTGATGCACTAACCGAGTTAGCTGAACTAGCTGGATTTTTCTTTTACGTAGACTCTAACTCTGATTTAAACTTTAAGTTAAGAAAAAACACAAGCTCAGACATTAGTTTAGACAACACTAATATTTTACAAATGACTAGCAATACTACTAGAGAAGGCATGGCTAATTCTATTTGGGTTTATGGAGATAGGTACTTATCAGGGTTTAGAGAAGAAAACACGTTAAATGGAAGCCCTTGGGGAGGTGCTATAGGAAGTGTCTTTACTTTATTAAGCAAACCTCACAACACACTAGTAGAGTACTTAGGAAATCCACTAAAAGGAGGAGTTTATGAGTTAACAACTAGTGTTGTAAGTGGACCAGACTATCTAGTAAGTTTTCAAGATAAACAGTTAATTTTTTTAAGTGGTACAGACATTAATTATGATTCTATTCCTGTTTCTGGTGGAAGTATAATAACCACTTATGACAGAGAGATTCCTATTGTTAAGTTTGGAGAAAATGATGACAGTATTTCTTCTTTTGGTAAGAAAGTAAAAGTAATTAATGATAAAACAATTAAAGACCCACGAACAGCTTTAGAGATATTAAAGAAAGAGCTAGAGAAATCTGACCCATTCAAAGGAATAGAAGTTGAAATAAAGGGATGGCAAGCAATTACTCCTGGAGACACACTAAACATCACAATGGATGATTTTAACATAGATGATAACTCTATTGGAATTCTAGGAGTAGACTATAGATTTGATAAGAACTCTATTCAGGCAGAAACAGTAATTAAAATTAAGCTAGACACTAAAATAAAAGACGTAACAGATAAAATTACTGATTTAGATAAACGTATTGGGCTAATTGAGTCTCAAGACAGACAAGACACAGATGTTTTAACTAGATTAATTCAAGCAACAGGAAGTTGTGTAATTGTTGGAAGTTACTGGGCAATTCAAACAAGAGAACTTGGTAGTTCTTTTGTACTAGGTCATTCTGGTTTTACTGGAAGTATAGGCGCTCAAGCTGGTGGAAGACTAGGAAGTATTGTAGCTAGTGGAATAAACTTTTTAGGAGACTCAAGAAATGCACTATCAATAATAACGAGCGGAGGTTATTATTAGTAAAAAAGGAGGTTAAAAAAGTTAAAATGCCATTTACAAACGCAGGTAAACAATTTGTAACATGGGGACTAGGAAGTGATGTGCAAATGTACGTAGGACACATTGGAATAGGGTCTGGTAGTGGAACTGCTGCTACAACAAACGTAACACTTCAAAATGAAGTAAACAGACAAGCAATAACTGGAAGTCCAGACTTTACTACAGTTAGAAAAGTTACTTTTCAAGGAGACTTTAACTCAATACAGATGTCAGGAATCCACTTAACAGAGTTTGGATTGTTTGATGTTGCTAGTGGAACAGGATTTACTGGTTCTACTTGGCAAAGAGAAGCATTTGGAAGCATTGTCTTTGATGGTTCAAATGAAACTCAAATCTTAACAACACTTGAAGTTACTTAGTATATACTAAGTTTATTAAAATATTTAAAGAATGGAGAATTTAAGTTAACATGGCGAACGAAAGCGAGTTTCCAAAAGTAGATGGAGATATTTTATATGCAAGTGAAGCTAATAGATTTAGTGGTGCAGGTAGAGGATTAGGACTTGGTTCATTTTTAAAAATTGAGAGTGGAACTGATTTTCAAGTTGCTGGAAGTGTTGTTTTATCTGCAGGAAGTTTATCAAATCCTTGTGAAATTCAAGTTAAAGGAAGATTAGCAAATAATAAAAGAGACTCATTATCTTTACGAATTTCAGGGACAAGTGCAAATAGAGAATTAGTTGCTGGTTCAGGTTTTTCTCACATTGTATTTGATTACTATGCAGTAGTTGGAAGTCCTTTACTTGGAATTGGAGTTTTAAGAGCACACGAGCAAGCAATGTATAATTTACCAGAAAGTAATTTAAAAGTATCAAATAATATTATTAACCACTTAGACTGTTCATCGGATGTAGTATTAAAATTTGGTGCTAATGCAAGTGCTGATTTTACTGTTATGAGTTATTCAGTTCAATCATTTAGAGGTTTAATGTAATAAAATTATGTAAATTAATGTAATATTTAAATTAATGGAGGATAAAATGAATAAACCAATTTTAGCAAGTAAGACTGTGTGGGGATTTGGAATAGCTGGACTCTTAGGATTAGGTCAGTTGTGGGGAGTACCAGGTGCAGAGCATATAGCAGCTGATACAGTGCAAATTTTAGCAGGATTACTTGGATTGTATGGACTAAGAGATGCAATATGAAATTAACACAGAAAAACTTTAATTTGCTCTGTGAAACACTCAATCATAGAGTATCAAACATAGAAAAAAATGTTAATAATTTGTCTATAGACATTAAGTGGATGAAAAGAATAGGATGGTACATGTCAGCAATCATAACTGGTTTAGCTGGACACACTATAATAATTTAAAATGCCAGAATCAATAATTGACGGAACTGGAAGCGGACACTTAGCTGCAGTAACCTCAGAGGGAAGACTAAAAGTAGACTTAGGAGGAGACATTACAATTTCTGGAGTAAACGTAGACTCTATAACAATTCAAGAAACCAACCCAATAGACTCAAACAAAAACAATCCAGCATTTAAGTTTGAGTATCAAGTATCAGGAACAGCAGCAGGCACAACAGGCAGTAGAATAGGAAGCATCACTCAATTTATAGATGCAGGTAGTTTTGTTAATGTTTTAACTTATGCAAATAATAGAATTACAAGCATTGGGAGCTGGTCATAATGGGATTGTCTAGTCTTAGTTTGAATGACATTGAAAAACACTTAATTTTAACAGAAATTTTACTAGAAGATATCGCAGAGATAATTGATACTCATTTCTTAAGGCTAGATTGTACAAATTCACCACTTAAACCAACAGCAGTAAACCTTAATATTGAAGGTCAGAATAACACAGCAACTTCATTAAATATTACTAATTCTAACTGGATTGATTATTTAAGTTTAGCTGTAACTGACACAGCAGGTTCAGGAGTTACTGCAAGTGGAGGTGATTTAACTATTGAGTCTCTTGATGCAGACATAAAATTAAAATTATATGATAATGCAGGAGGTAGAAAAGTATCTGTTATTGATAGTGATACTAGTGAAGTTGCTTCTATTGATTCAGATGGTTTAGGAATCTTTACTAATCTTGATGTTGATACTCTTAATTTAAACGGAAATGTTATTTCAGATTCTACAGGGACTGTCTCGTTTGATAATGAAGACCTTACTACCACAGGCACGGTTCAGGCTGAACATCTTTATTCAACTGATGACGTAGTAATAGACGATGACTTAACTGTGGGAGATGGAACTGGAACATCACAAATTATTGCAAAGGGCACTGCATTTCCTGTTGGAAAGTTTGTAAGATATACCACTGCTGGTTCTGGAACTTATGGGGCTATGGCTCTGGAAAGAGTGCATTCTGACGGCAATGGACAAAATGGTTTTGGAGTAGGGCAGTATTTTCTTTTAGAAGATGGAGGAGGTAATGAAGGTGATTTTGCTGGTTTTTTCGGAGCGAGATGGCATAGTGCTACTTCTGGCAGTGAAACAGGAGAGCTTATTTTCACACCCGCTAAAAACAATGATGACCCTTGGAATGATACACCTACTTTGATTGTGAGGGCAACAACAGCAGGAGGCTCGCAAACCATAACCATAGACAGCACGCCTAAACTTTATTCTTCAAGTGGCACTTTTGATTTTGATGATGATAATATCACATCTTCAGGCAATCTTACTTTAACTGGTGCGGCAAGTGAACTGATAGTTGATACCACCACTTTAGTCGTTAATGCCTCTGGATATGCAGATAGGGTGGGTATTGGAACAGCTACACCTCCCCAAGAACTTTCCTTTGGAGCTTCCACTCCTGTTATTTCAACAGACACAAGTGATGGCTCAGACAACAAGAGATTAGATGTTACAGCAGGCGGGGCATTTGGAAGTACAAGGGGAGCAGGATTTTCCTTGTTTGGAAATGAACACGCAAATAAAGGTTACTGTCAACTCATTGCAGGAAATCCTACGAGTCCTACTGAATGGTATCATGGGGCTTTAATTTTTCAAACTGGTGGAGTGAACAGATTTGTGATAGATGTGGGTGGCGATACTGGTATTGGTATTACTTCTCCAACAGCAAAATTTCATATTGACCAATCTTCTGCAACAGGAGCAAAACCAGTATTAAGATTAGACCAAGGAGATATAGATGATAGTTTTATTGACTTTATAGGAACTTCAGCAGCAGATGGCTCAAGGAGTATTTCAACTGATACAACAGAGAATAGTGCAAAGTTTGGAGCAATAAGAATTGAAATAAATGGGGTAACAAAATGGATTCGTATATATGATGATGAAAGTTAATAAGGAGGTATAAAGTTAAAAAAACCAAAATGTATATCACGAATGAATAATGAAAAAGGAAGAACTTGAAAAACTATTAAAAAAACTTCCCATGTGTAGATACAACTTTTGCTCACACTACGGGAAAAGAGATTATTGCTATGACCATACCCATGTAACTTGTGAGGATTTTGAGATATTCTATGATATTGAAATGTCAATAAAAAAGAGAGAATATAATCAAAATGGAAATTAAACAAAGACTTAAAGAAATTCAGGAAGAGTTAGAGGAAGATTCTAAGCAGTTACAAGTAGCAATGCAAGTGGCTGAACAAAGAAGACAGTCTATTCTACAAAAGCAAGGTGCTTTAATAGAGTTAAATAAACTCTTAAAAACTGAAAAAACTGAAAAAGAAGAAAAACTAGATGAAGAATCAAAAAAAGAACCAAAAGAATAGTTATTTTATGTTATAATAACATTTAAATACTTTAAAACTAATTATATTTCTATGGAAAACAATATTAAAAACAAATTCTAATAAAATAAAATGAAATCTAATAAATGTTTTTATTGTAATGGTGAGGTTAGAGGAAGTAGAAGGCATTTTTGTTCGGACGTTTGCAATTCTAAATATTGGAGTGGGGTTTATAGTAAAAAGTGGAAAGAAGGCGATTCTCCAGTAATGGAAGGTGAAATTCCAACTCAAGAAGAATTAAAAAAACAAGAAGAAAGAACTAAAGCTAGAAGACTAGCCTACTTTAAATACAAAAAAGGCGGTATTTTACAATGTGATATTTGTAAAACTAAAACTAAAAACGTTCATAGACACCATGAAAATTATAAATCAGAGGTTTGTATTTTAGTTTGTGCAAAATGTCACGGTTTAATTAAAAGATATAATAATCTTAGAAATATGTTGAATTATTGTGATAAGGGAGGTAAAGAAAAATGAACGCAAATCAAATGCCCGTAATATGGACAGTTATTATTTGCACAGCTCTTTTGGCAATTGCTGGATTTTTAGCTATTGGTTATGTAGCAGATACAGTAAAAGAATCAGTACCAGAAATACCTGATTTTCCAAGTGAAGAAGCAATTGCAGCCCAAGTTTTAGCTAGCGTTGACATACCAACAGCAGCAGAAATTGCAGCATTAATTGATGTTCCAGACACTCACTTGTCTGTAAGAGATTACAAGAAACAGTTAGCTGAGGAATTAGCAACTGATGAGTTATCCGACAGAGACGTGAGAGAAGAAATCACTGATGCTTTAAATGACTGCCATGATACAGATGTTGAAAGAAAAGACATTACTTCAGTAATTGTAAAAGACGTTGATGTTGACGGAGCTTTTGGAACAACTGCTAGAGTTTTATTAGAAGTTAAAGTTTACTTTGATAACTATGGAGATGAAGCAGAAAGTGCAAGAGTAGAAATAGAATTTGTAGTTAAAGACTTAGATAGAGACGATGACTATGAAGACGCTGAAGTAACAGACTTTGAAGTTGGTAATGTGTACAGCTGCTCAACTGAATAAATTTTAATTTTTTTTATTTTTTTTATTTATTTAGATTAATTAAATTTGGAGGTAATAGATTAAAATGACAGAACAAGAACAAACAGAAGAACCAAGTACTGCACCTGACGAAGCTACTCCTGAAGAAGTAGTAGATGAACCAGAGGAAGAAGCAAAAACAGAAGCAGAAGCAGAAGCTGAAGAAACAGAATCTGAAGAACCTGAATAGTCAATCACGGAGTAGGCAAAGGATTGACAAAATTGTTTTTATTGTGTTTGCGTCTACTCCTTTATAATCAACCAGAGACAGACAAAGGGTTGATACGAGTGATATTTTCACCTGTTTTTATTGCGTCTGTCTCGTTATAGTCCACAAAGGATAGACTAAGGTGGGCACTAAAGAAGGATACCTCTTTCTTTTTTTCATTGCGTCTATCCAGACAGGTAGGTTTTAACCCTAACCAAACTTTATCCTACCTGTCTTTTATTAAAATGGGAACACTAAGCAAAACAATCAAAAAAATAGAAAAAGTTGAAAAACAACTTAAAGAAATAAGAATAACCTTAAATAATTTAAGAATTAATTTAAAAAACAATTCTCAAAATAGTCCTCAAGAAAGTTACTGGGAAGGTTATGAAGCTGGAAAAAATAGCTCGTTTGTACTCTTTTATTAGAACACAATATTAGATTAATGAATACTCAACTATTACAGGATGATAAACCACACTACTTTGTAGAGGATGATTGAAAATGGAAAGAGAACAAATAGCTCAATTGATTAGGGATTTTATGTTAGCTTTCATATTTGCAGGGCAAATTATATCATATTTTATATAAAATGGAAAAAAAATTTAAATATCCTGTAATTGAATGGTCTGATGCAAATTATCCAGAGTTTCATAGATGGATGCCTGTGGAGAAATTTAAAGAATTTATAAAGAGATTGAAGGAGTTATTACCTGAATTTATGGATTATGAAATAGCAGAAGATGTAATGAAAGAAGTAAATAAATTAACAAGAAATAATTCAAACAGAAAGAAGTAAATTAATATATAAATACTTATAAACTTAAGTAGTTTAATTATATTGCAGAGAGAAAGATTTCTTTGTGTTTTCCTATCTCTGTGGGGGTGTTTTCTTTCAAAGCTACACCCTCTTTTTCTTTAGTATAACAATGTTTATAAACTCTAAAGGTTATCTATTTCTATGCTTTGGAAATTTTATAAGCTCATAGTTGAAGGTAAATTAGAAGCTCAGACCTCTGTAAATTCAATTCTAATTTAAAAGCAAATCTGTAAGTCTTTTAATTTAGTTTGAATTACTCGATGGAATCTGTGAACTTTAGGTAGACAGTAATAAGTAATGAGCAGACCAAACACACTGATTGGATAGTCAGGGATTAAGGTCAGATGATGGGTAGAAGTTTATTTTTTAACATTGTTCATACAAGAGGGAATGGTAAGTCGATACAGCCAACAAAATAAACATATCCCATAAAACTTGGAACTCTTAATAACCATTGTTGTATCACAAAGGAGTATGCCTCTCTAAACAAAAGCGTAGTGAGAAAACATAAATTAACTACAGGGTTAGGGTAGAACAGATAGTGAACAGATACCTTAGTGGTAACTGCAATAATAATAAAAGAAAAATTAAAATTATTATTATTATAATAGGATAAAAATGATTCACTTAACAGACTTAGAAAAAGCAATATTAGAATTTGCATTAGAAAAAGGATGTTTAAGTCAAACAGACTTTCAAAATGCTTACTCAAATACTTATGCTAAAAGAAATTGTATAAAGAAGTTTTTATCAATAGGATTTATAAAATCAGATGTAGGAGATAAATTTAAAATTGATGTTGAGTTAATTGAAAAATGTATAAAGTAGAAACAATGAAGTGTAAAAAGTGTAGAAAAAAAAGAATAATCTTAGAGTCAGGAACTTGTTTAATTTGTGAACCAAACATAATACATGGAGTAGAAGTAAGAGAGGAAGTAAACACTAATGTCAGGGGAACAAAGGTAATCTCAAGAACAGGCAGAGTAGATGAGAATGACTGGCGCTTTAAGTTTTAACTGCTAATGTATATACTGCAATATATATATTATAGTGTAATAATATTTAAATACTATATTTAATTAATTTAATTAATTAAATTAAAGGAAAACAAAAGAAACCTTGGAGACAAAAATGGAAAACACAGAACAAATAAGTATAGAGGATGAGGATAGAGGTATGGAAATGGCAAAGGAGTTAATGGAATTAAATGAAAGATACAAAGATGTAAGTAAATACCAAAGGTTTAGTATGTTCAAAAAGAAAAAAGAATTAGAAGGAGGTAAAAATGAAGTTAATAAAACTATTTAAACCCAAGATAAAGTTTTATTGTGAACAATGTGATAAACCAAGAATTACACCTCATCCTTATCATGGTGGTTGTATGAAATGTGGCCATAAACTTACATTAAATAAAACAGAGTGAAAATGAAAATAAGAAAACACTGTAGTAGATGTGAGAAAAGAATAGACTTTGATGATGAGACTTTTTACTTACAAGTCTTTCAAAGAGAAAGTAAAGACAATAGAGACACTGCATTTTTATGTAAGGAATGTTTAATTAAATTTATAGAGTTTATGGAAAATGGAACAAACAATAACTGAAAAACAAAACAGCATTAAGTTATCAAAGGGAATGAATGATAAGTACTCTTGGGAAATCAAGATTTACTTTGATGAAGAAGCACCACTAACTAAACTTAACGAAATTAATAATAAACTTAAGGAGAAGTATGGAAAATGAAGTGCTGTATTTGTAAGAAAGACGCAGGAAAATTTGGAAACAATGCTCTACCAATCAAAGATGGCAGGTGTTGTGATAAGTGTAATTTTATAAAAATAATTCCTGCAAGATTAAAAAATTATAAAAAGGGGGTTAGTATTTATCAAAAAATTTAAAATGGGATTAGACATGTACTTAACAGCAAGAAAGAATTTATACAAATTTGATAAAAAACAAGAAAAGTTAAATCAAAAGATGAGAAAGTTATTTCCAGAAATGTTTGAGTCAGATAATTTAAATACTGTAGGAGTAACTTTTGAAGCAGGATACTGGAGAAAAGCTAATGCTATTCATAAGTGGTTTGTTGAAAATTGTCAAGATGGAAGAGACGAATGTCAAAGTTCTTATGTATCAAGAAAAAAGCTTGAGGAGTTAAGAGAACTTTGTAAGAAGGTTTTGAAAATATTATTAAAACAAAAACCAGTTAAAACAAAATGGAAAGACCAATTCGGACAAGATAGAGATGAGTTACTTTTTAAGGATACTAAAGAAATAGAAAAATTATTACCCACTTGTCCTGGTTTTTTCTTTGGAAGTTATGAATACGATAAATGGTATAAAACTGATTTAGAGAACACAATTAAGATTATAAATAAATGTTTAGAATTACCAGATAATTGGTTATTTGAGTATCATTCAAGTTGGTGAATAGAAATGAGAAGTACAACACATAGGTTTAATTGTGAAGACTGTAAAGGAAAAACTAGAAGCATTTACATCATTAAAGGCAAGTTTTATTGTTTTAAGTGTAGAGGAAATCATGTAAAATTACTAAGAAGAAGCAATGGTGAAGAGTTACCTCAAATGACTATTACAACAATGTTAACTCAATCTCAAATGATTCAATTAAATGAAAAAGTAGTTAAGTTAGGCATAACAAAATCACTGTATCTTAGAAGATTAATCATTCAAGACTTAATGAAAGGAAGTAAAAATGAAAAAACTAACAAGTAAGTGGTGGTTTTGGGTTATATTAGCTTTTTTTGCATCTTTTGTAATCTTAATGATTGCAGGGGTAGTATTAGAAATAACAAATCCAACAAACCAAAGCTATAAAGATTTACAAGCAGAATTAAATCTTTGTTATGAAAATAATAATGAGATGGTAGAAGCTTGGAATGAATATGATAAAGCTTTCAATGATTATTGTGAGGTAGACCCTTATATTATGTTCAATTTAAATCCAATGGAGGTTAAATAAGATGCCCTTTTCAAAAGCATATGCTAGAGAACAGCTTAGAAAAAAGAAGAAAGAAGAAAAAGAAAGATTAGATAGATTAATCAAGAAAGCTGATAAGCATTTGAAAAAGTATAGGAAGAAGTAACCATTGGATTTAAACTTTAAATCCTAAGGATTTAACTTTTTCCTACGGAAAAAGGAACATAATATGCGTTAAAGAGTTCGCCTTCGGCTCACCCAAATTTTTTGCTACGCAAAAAACTTCCCTTAACCCTAATAATAATCTTTGTCTAATAAGATAAATCAATAATTTTTTTATTATATATTTTGATTTATAATAACATTTAAATATTAAAGAGATTATACAATACAATGAAAACACAAAAAAAGTTAAAAATATTTGATTGGACTTGGTTAGTGATGTTAATTATATTTTCAGTATGGACTATTGCTGTTTCAATACATTCTCCTACTTACCTTATGGGGTTGAATACGGCTCTTATGGTGTTATTAATTGCTTTTTGGTGTTATCACATGTACAATAGAAGATTTATTCAATCAATATTTAAAAGCTGGGATAATACTCTAGATTTATTAATAAGTCAAAAACAAATAACAGATGGTTTAATTGAAATTATAAGAAAACAGAAGACACTTATAACTAAATTAAAGGAGGTTAAAAAAAATGGAAACAAAAGGAAAAGTTGAACAAGTAAGCAACAAAGATGGAAGATATGGCATAAAAATTGCTGGAACTTGGTACAATGGCTGGAACAACTCACCAGTAAATAAAGGTGATGAAGTTAATGTTGAGTTTGAAGTTAATGGTAATTTTAAAAACATCAAGAAAGTAAATTTACTAAACAAGGCACCTATCGAAGAAGGCACACCAAACAAAACAATAAGCATGTACACAAGCTATGCAAAAGACATTTTTTGCGAGTTATGGAAAGAAGGTCAAGAAGCAAAAGCAGCAACAGACATAATGGACTTATCAATAAAACTTGTTAAGCAAGCTAAAGAAGCATTTGAACAAAATGATATGCCTGAAGTGCAAGAAGAAAACAAAGAAGCTAACAAAGCATAGTCTTATTGGAAACCATCAACCTCCTTTTATATTGCTTTGTTTTAATTGTCATAAGGAGGAACATGGTTTTAGAATAAAAAGAAAACAATTTCACAAAGTAAATAAAAAATATAAAAAACACACCAAAAGACAGCATAAAAAATGACTAGTCATGGAAAACAAGGAATGACTCCCGAAGAGTATAGAAAACAAAAACAAGATAGAAAAAATGCTACAAAGAGGAAGAAAGATAAACGAAAAAAATAAATCAGAATTTGGAAAAGGTTTAACTTACTGTTTAGGATTATTTTTATGTCACAGTGAAAGAGACTACTGGAAATCAAAACCCAAGGATGCAGAGTTGTGGTTTAATGCAGCAAGTGACCACTTGTATGAGCTAGAAATACCAGATAGTTTGCCAATTAGATTAAAACAAAGATTAAAAAAACTATGCAGAAAGTCAATACACTGGGGACATGGTTTTGATGTAAAAGACAAACCAACAGAAGAAAATAAAATTTGGGCAATAAGTGAAGCTAAAGACTTACTTAGATTAATTGATAAACACTTTGGAATTAAAACTCAAAAAGGAGCTTGGCAATGATAATAAAAAAAGTAAGTGACAAAATGTATGAAATTGAGTCTAAAAACAATACTTACACTGTAATTTTTCAAAAGAAAAGTGGAAGAACATTAGTTTTATGTAGTTGTTTAAATGGTACAAAGTTTATTAACTCACCTGCACTTTGTAAACACAAAGAGCTAGCAATAGTAACAAGATTTAATGAAAGGAGGGAAAAATGGAAACAAAAAGCAGATACGAAATTATAGCAGAGTTAGAAGAAAAAAAAGCTAAGCTAATTAATGCAAAAGCTTCACTCGGATTAACAGAAACTCAGTTAAAAATGGAAATTGAAAAGGCTGAGGAAGCATTAAAGGACTTCATAGAGCAAAAAGACATTCAAGCTCAAAACATTGAAGACCAATTAGAAAGTATTAACAACTCTCTTGAGAGATTTAATAGTCAGAAAAAACAAAATTAAATTTGACCCCCCCCTGACAATATTGTAACATGGGTTCGAATCCCATTGCTCGTAAGAGTATAGTGTAGTGGTCTAACACACAGGCTTTTGGAGCTTGAACAATTTAAACAAAAACTTAAAAGGGGGGGATTTATACTCATGGGACAAGCAGAAATAATTGAAATATTAAAAAAGAAAGACAATTGGATGTCAATTGATGAAATAAATAGTAGTCTTAAAAACTCAAAAGCAGTAATATCTGCAAGACTTAATAGATTATTAAAGTTTAATGAAGTTAAAAGAAGACTAGTAACTAGAGAACAACAAAAACAAAAAAACCCAAACAAAAAAACAACTCATGCTTATTATGAATACAAAATTATCAAGTAAACAAAAAGAAGTACTAAGAGAAATAGTAAAATTCACATGTCAAGGGTGTCATAAGCATGAGAAGCAGATTGGTATTTTAGAGCCACATAGAATCAATCCTGGATACAAAGGAGGAGAATACACACCTAACAACATACTAATGTTGTGTAAAAGATGTCATCAGTTAAGAGCAGAAGAATGGTAAACAAAGCAAAAAAATTAAAAGAGTTAAAAAAAGAAAAAACAAGAAAAGACAAAGAGTGGAAAAAAGCAGTGCTAACAAAATACAATGGAAGATGTTTTATTTGTGGAGAAACTAAAATGCCTAATGCTCATCACATAATCCCTAAGAATTTTACAGAAACTAGATGGGATGAGATGAATGGTATAATTTTATGTCCAAAACATCATAAGTTTGGAAAATTCTCTGCTCATAAACATGCTTTATGGTTTATTGTACAATTGATGGGAAGTGACTTAAATCAATTTAATTACTTAGTAAATAAATTAAGTGAAGATGATTAAAGAAAAAAATAGTAAGCATGGTGGAACACTTCATCAAGTAACTAGAGTCTTAAATTACTTATGTGAAGTTGAGTTTGCTAATAAAAGAGAAATAAGAGAAGCTACTGGTATAAGTAATTTAAAACAGCTAATACCTTTTTTACTAAGATATGATTTTATTTATGCAAATTATCACGTAAAATCAAATTTAGGAACAAAAATGACAGGTTATTACTCAATCACTCCTCATATAAAAGCACTACATTACTATGGAACTAAGAACTAAAGCAGTCTTAATTAAAGACTTACAAAACATTGAAATATTTAACATCGTAGTAAGTGAACCAAAGTACTTAATTGTAAAAAAGAAACTACTTGAACAAAAAAAACTTGCTACTAAGATAACAAGAGACTTACTTAATGAAGGACAAATCACTAGCATAAGCAGACCTGTAAACAAGCAAATGCAAAAGGAATTAAACAGACTAAACTTAGCTAAACAAACAATCAAAAAGTCTTTAAAGGAGCTACAAGACTTTTTTAAGTAATTAAATTAAATAGAAACATTTATATATTAAGGGGTATATACTATTAACATGAGATACAAACTTCGTACAATAGTTCACTCAAATTCAACTACTAATCGTATGCCTAAAAAGGTCATGGGTTTAACTATACCAAACGAAGTTGCTGTCTTCTTCGAAGGGTGCCACTTCACTGTAGAACGAAGTGGAACCTGTATTATTGCTCAATCAGGTACTCAAGTTGTTCCAACAAGTAAAGAAGTTGCTAATTATAAATTTGAGGATGTAAGAACATGATTAAAGATATGCCAAAACTTGAGAGTCCATTTGTTCGTAAACAAATTAATGGTGAATATGTTGTAACTTCAGAAATAGCAGAAGGATACGAATGGGTTTTTGAAGACGAGTCTGTTATAGCAATTGAAAAACTTCATGGAACTAATGTTAGTATTGTTATTGTTGAAGGCAATGTTATTGCAGTGTATAACAGAACTGAAAGAATCCCTTTTATAAACAAAGGTAAAAAATGGATTACTGAAGCTTTATTAAATTCTAAAGAAAGAGGTTATCTTGAGTTCTTAGGAGATGGTCAACACTTTGGAGAAGTGATAGGTCCAAGAGTTAATGGTAATCCTTATAAGTTAAAAGAACACTTATGGATTCCTTTTACAACATTTTGTCAAAAACATCTTAAGTATAAATCTTGGGGAAAGTATCCAAAAGACTTTCAAACTATCTCTGAGTGGTTTAAAGACTTAATTCCACTATATGCTAGCATGCATGGAAATCGAGAAGGCTTTGTAGAAGGGATTGTTTTTACACACCCAGATGGAAGAATGGCAAAGCTAAGAAAAGACATGTTTGATTGGTTTAATAAAAATAATGAAAAGAATAAAAAAAATGGTGAAACAAAAAATTGCAATACTGAGTGATTCTCCTTTTTTACCTACTGGGTACAGTCACCAAGCAAAGCTACTAGCAAAACACTTAACAGACATAGGACACGACACACATTTTTTTGCAAATGCTTACAATGGAGCAACTATTAAGTATACTAAACTTGAGGATGGAACTATTTTTGATTACAAGATTTATGGAGAAATGACACAGTCTTACTTTGCAAACTCTATGAGACAGTTACTTAATGAAATTCAACCAGATAAGTTTATTATTTTACTTGATACTTTTATGTTATTTCAAAGTGGATTTATGAATCAAGACACATCACCTGCTAAGACTTTCTTTTGGTTCCCAAGTGATGGAGGAGGAGGAATGCCTAAAGACTGTGAGAACATCTTAAAAAAAGTCGATTGTCCAGTAGCTATGGCCAAGTTTGGTCAAAAACAAGTTAAAGATTACTACAACTTAGATGTAAAACACATTCCTCATGGAATTGAAACAGACAGATACTATCCACTACCAGCTGACCAAAAAACAGAACTTAAAGTAAAATATGGTTTACAAGGTAAGTATGTTATTGGAGTAGTAGCAAGAAATCAACCAAGAAAGAACTTAGACAGAACAATAAAAGCAATGAAGTTAATTGCAGAGAAAATTCCTGAAGCAGTTTTGTTTTTACACATGGACCCAAATGACCCAGCAGGACAACTATTCAACTTACCAAGTTTAATAAAAAAATACAACTTAGAAAACAGAGTTGTTTTTTCAGGAATGCAAGCTTTTAAGGGATTCCCTTGGACTCAAATGAATGAGATTTATAATGTAATGGACTGTTTTTTACTAACTACTAGTGGAGAGGGGTTTGGTATTCCATTGATTGAGGCCATGGCTTGTAAGATTCCAGTAGTAGCAACAGACTATACAACTACCCCTGAGATAGTAATTAATAACAAAGCAGGATTAGGAATCAAGTTGAGTGGAGTTGAGACAATAGACATGTTTAATACTGACTCAAAAGAATATGATTTAAGAGTTTTAAATGGAACTATGACTGGGAGTTGGGAAGTGGAAAGAGGTTTTTGTGATGTGTATGACTGTGCAGATAAAATTGAGTGGTTACACAATCATCCAACAGAAGCAAGACAAATGGGAGAAAATGGAAGAGAAGCAGTCATGAAAACTTATGATTGGAATATTGTTAAAAAACAGTGGGAAAACTTAATAAATGAAAATAGTACTAATTAGTCCACCAGAGAAACACATGCTCATGGAAGCAGGTGACCGCCCAAACATGGGATTATTATACTTAGCAGGAAGTCTAAGAGACAAAGGACACACTGCAGTAATCTCTGATTTAAATCACGATTCTTATGACCAACTAAATGAAAAAATTAAAGGATGTGACTTTATAGGAATAACAACAACAACTCCATACAAAGAGTGGATACATAACTTTTCACAACACCTTAAACACAATTATCCAGATACACCATTAATTGCAGGAGGACCTTATGCAACAGTTAGTCCAAATGAACTAGTTTATTTTGACTATGTAGTACAAGGAGAAGGAGAAAAAGCAATAATTGAAATAGTGGAAGGAAAAACAAAAAACAGAATTATAAAAATGCCTGTTGAAGAAAACTTAGATAACTTACCAATACCTCACAACCAAACAGATTATCCATACACAATAAATCAAGAAGGTAGAAAAACAGCAGTGTTATTAACTAGCAGGTCTTGTCCCTATAGTTGTTGTTTTTGCACAAAAGGAATCTTAGGAAAATATAGATTTCACTCACCAAAACGAGTTCTACAGGAAATTAAGGGGCTAATGAAAAAAGGATATAATTCTTTTTACTTTTTAGATGACCACTTTACAGCAAACAGAGAAAGAGCCATTCAAATTTGTAAGTTAATTAATCAAGAAAAGTTGGACATAACATTTAGATGTACAAGCAGAACAGACAAAGTAGACAAAGAGTTAATAGAAATAATGAAGAAAGCAGGACTAAGAAGTATAAGCTTTGGACTAGAACACTTTGATAATATTGTATTAAAAAAAATAAATAAAGGAGAAACAATGCAAGACCACTTTAATGCTATTAAAGTATGCAAGCAGTTAGGCATAAAGATTAGAGGTAGTTTTATTGTAAACTTACCTGGAGCAACAGAGCAAACAATTAAAAGAACTTTAGAAATGGCCAAAGAATTAGATTTAGATTATGCAGATTTTTACCCATTAGTTGCATATCCAGGGACTCCAATTTATGAAAATCCTGAAAAGTTTGGTGTTAAGATACTAGACATTAACACTCATCAAACAAGTACTAAGTCTAATGTAGACACAGGATTAAAGAAAGTTGAAGACTTAATTAAATTTTGTAGAAAGGAGTGGCAAGAACATAAAAACTCACTTTGTCCATGGGAAGATTAAATGGGATATGTAAAAACTTGCTTAAATGGAAAAGACTAGTACCACGAAGAGTTTGAACAAAGTGTAGTAAACTTATTAACTAAAACTTTAAAGAAACTAGATGAAATATCAAGCACAATAAAGGAAATAAAGAAAAAATCAAAATGGACATAGACAATACAATAAACTACTGGTTAAATGTTAAACCATTTAATGAAGCAAAAACAAAGGTAATAACTGGAGACTTTGAAAAGAGTACAAACAAAGACTTAGAGTTATTAAAAAAACTAGAAATTCAAGACACAGACGTTGTCTTAGACTTTGGCTGTGGAATAGGCAGATTAACAAAACCAATTAGTGAAATTTGTGGTGAAATAACAGGAGCAGACATTAGTGAAGACATGATTGGACACGCAACTAATTACTGTGAAAAAGAGAATGTACTCTTTAAGATACTAAACAATGAGGAAGGAAACGGTTTATTTAAAGAATCATACGATAAAGCATTTAGTTTCATAGTAATTCAACACATTGAGAAACCTAAAGCATTTCAAGTTTTATTTAATATTTTTAAAGCACTGAAAGTAAATGGAAAAATGTTAATTCAATTTCCAAACTTAGAAAAAAACGAAGTTCTGTATAAAAACTACATAATGTTTAAACAAAAATTTGGTGCATTAGAACCAAGAATGGAGTTTTACACTAAG